CTTGTAGCCTAGTTCACGTTTATTTAGATGTGTATTGTATAATAAGGCACCTCGAACGTGAATAGGAGTACCCTTAGCATAGATGCCATTACTTGTTTTATATTTTTCTATGTTGTTACACCCTCTAGGGAAAGCAACTTCCTCAGCACTTTGTTTGTTGAAGTTATCCTTTACGTTCTCGATATATTCTTGTAAAGTTTTCTCATCACTAGTCAATACCAAACGAACAGCCTCACGTAGAGCCTCCCTAACAACCTGAGGAGTTGAACTTCTAACTATTTCTAGTCCCATAATTTTTAGTTTAGGTTTTGTAAGACGTAGTCCTTCATCATCTAATACATTAAGTGCATAACGTTTTTTAGCAACCCATACACCTTTGTCCGCGATTACTTCACGTTTGAATACTATCTTTTTCTCAAAGGCATTTGTGTAGTTTGCCAATCTAACCATAGCATTATCAATAGCAGGTTCTATTTTGTCAGTACCTATTTTATCTAGTAAGTCAAGTACCTTATCCTTAGGTTTGTCAGCAAAAAAGTTTGTAACCATATCTTGTAATGTTACATAACAGGAATCTGTATCTGAATAGAACGAGTAAACTTTGTCCTCGGTTCCACATACCTTATTCATAAACACATCAAGTGCTTTAGCTGTATCACGGATAATTAATTGACCTGACATTGTAATACCTTCAGCAATCCTATCATCATAGAATCTAAAGTATTGATTTGCCAACGCACCATATAAACTGTTTAATTGAATCTTACGAGCCATCTGGAAGTTATTATATTTACTAACCTCATTCTGATATGCCTTGGCACCTGTTTCTTGATACTTACGTTGTGCCTCCTGCATCAGTCCCTTGTATCTCAATCTATCATCAAAGAACTTTTGTACTATCTCAGGAAACAAACCTTTTTGTTCGCGTGAGAAACATACACCATTAGCTGCCATGGCATAGTTTTTCTCCTTAAGTTTGTCTAGTTTGTATCTATCTAGTAGGTCATCAACAGTTACATCATACTTGAATCCAGGAACAATAGTCTCAGGACTCATGTTGTATTGCATAATAATACTAGGATATAGACTTGTAGCATCGAATGATGATACCCAATCATACCCACCTGGAACAGGTTCCTGTACAAAGGCACCTTCGATTTGCCTTTCCTTACGTCCACCACCTTGGTGTATAACAATATTTTTATCCCATAGATGATTGTAAAGAATACTGTCCCAGGTTCTTACTGCTGAATAAACATCATTGTAATTACATTTAGCATCGTATGCCATTGTAAGGGCAAGTTCAATAAGTTTCATCTTGTCCTCAAGTTTATCAATAAGAACTGTATCAATGATATTATAATCTACAAATCTATTCCAGTCATTATCATAAAACTCTTTGAATGTTTCATAACCTGATTCAAGTTTTTTCTCACCAAGTTCTGTTTCTGCAATAAAGTCTAGTTTGTAGGACTCACGAGTAACATAAGTAAACTTCTTGTACAAGTCCAAATAATCTAGTTGTGCAACACCTGTAATCTCATACGCCGTCATCTCCCTAGTTTGGAATCTAATAGGACGCTTGTTTACAAGTCCAAAGGGAGAAAACTTTTTATGTTCTCCATCTCCTAATATACGTTCTGTTCTAGCCAACAAGTAAGGAATATCAAACAATGCTGAGTTCCAACCTGTAATAACATCGGGACAGTTTTCCTGCCACCACTCTAAGAAAGTTTTAAGTAGAGTATATTCATCTTTACATTGAACATAATCTACATCTAAATGTTTTGTTTCCTCTCCAGGCTCCCAGCTATGTAAACCAAATGTTTTTATCTTTTTAGTGTAGTTATCCTGCATAGTAATAACCAACATCTGTTCAGTAGGATTATCTACATTAGGAAAACCTGCGTCTGCTGTTGTTTCTATATCCATGGACCATATTGAAATATGTTTTTTGTCCCATGCTACCTCACCAGGATATTTTTCTGTGATGTATTGATACGCATAGTAGTTTTGTCCGTAAATAGGATAGTTAGCTACGTCTTTGTAGTTATCAAAGAATTCATTAGCAGCTTTGTTGCCTTCGAATTGAATAGGTTGTAGATTGTCACCATAAATGGATTTATATTTTGAGGGTTGATTTGCCTTAACAAATAAAGTGGGACGAAATTGTTCTCTTGAAACAAATCGTTTACCATTCTTGATGCCTCGAACGAGGACTTTGTCACCATAATGACGTGCGTAAGTATAAAAGTTCATAATATAAACACCATTCTAATTATTGTACATTATAGGATCTTACGAACCTAAAGTCAAGTATTATTTATCAAAAAAGGTTCGATTTCTTATATGTAAGTCTGCGATTTCTTCTTTGGATTTCCCAAAATAGGGAACAGCATGATGATTTTCTACCAATAAATCATTAATACTGTATCTGGTTCCGTCTAACAATAAAAACTCACCAAGGATCCTGCCATACTTGCCCTTACCATCAAGCCTTGTTTTGAGTATAGCACCATCTCCAAGTTTTTCTTTGAGATATTCCTTCGCCATAAGTCCGTATCGTTTTTCGACTTTATCACGGGTTCTACTTTCCGGTGTGTCGATACCATATAATCTAACTCTTTGTTTCTTGAGCCATACACCAAATCCGAGGTCGATATCCACATCTACTGTGTCTCCATCTACTACCTTTACTATTTTACATCTATATTCGTACATTATTTTTTAATTAAGTTACCTTCTTTTACTTCTTTTAATACCTTTTTATTTATAAAGTCAGGCTGAACCAATCCGGAACCAAAACGTTGGTTGTACGCGTTTAGTAATTGTGTCTCGGGTTCGTATAATGATACCACATGATTAGCAAAAATAGGAACTGCATATCCTTTAGCAAAAGGGGCATAAGGAGCAAGCCCTACACCGAATTCTTCTTCACCTTGTGCATCTGTTTTAGGCATCATTAATATAACCGCAGGCTTTTCAATTACAATCATAGTATTGCCATCTAATTCCTGCTCTTTAACATCACCAATGATGTCTTCTCCAGAAGTAAGTTTAATAATTCTAATGTTTGACATTGCTCCCTCGCTTTTATTAATTATGAAATTTTAATTTTAACTGGTTTGTCTTCCTCAGGAATAACTCTTTCAAGTTCTACCTTTAAAATACCATTTTCCAGTTTACCACCTTTGACAACCACATCATCTGCCAATGTAAATTGTCTTGTAAAAGATCTAGAAGCAAGTCCTTTGTGTACGAACTCCTTCTCATCATCCTCTGAAGCGCCTTGAATTGTTAAAACATTCTTTTCCAATTCAATGGATACTTCTTTTTTATCGAACCCAGCAATAGCAAGTTCAATAACGAAATTTTCGTCATCTACTTTTACAATATTGTAGGGTGGATAGTTTTGTTGGTTAATAACAGACTGCGCTTGTAGCTGTTGAAATAGTCTATCAAATCCAATTGAAAACGGACTGAAACGTCCAAAAGTTTCTTCGTAAATTGTCATATATTCCTCCTATAATTTAGCAAAGATTTATTATAGGCCTCACCTGAGCACCTATATACTATATATAATACTTTTCTACTATTTTTCAAGTTCTTTTTCTCTTTCTTTTAACCAAAATTGATAGTTTAGGTTTGTGTCCTCTCTATTTCTAAACCATAAATTAACTGCCCACTTCTCGCCCTTTATAACAGGGTCTGCTGAATGTAATGACGTGGGGTCTTTCACCTGTGTTCCTATATATGTATTACTAAACACGACCGCTTTACCAACTTCTGGCATAATTGTTTTTTTACATTCTGGAAATGATGTGCTACCACCTTCTTCTACGTTATTTAAATATAGTAGCACGGTCGCTACACGGTTACCATGTTGCCATGCGCCTGCAGGTCCTTGATGCCTCGAACTGTTAGGAGGGAACGCATCGTGATGTGCCTTATAAAACTCCCCTTCTTTGTAATGAACTGCTTGTATATTTTCTGCCTGGCTCCAATGTATTTGTGTAAGCATACTTGCCTTTTTTAAGAACTCTCTGGCGATTAAACTTTTCTTATAAGGCAAAAAGCAGTTACTGTTTGACCTTGCGTTTTTATCTACTTTACTAGCTGAGTCATCACCTGTTTCTGGATTTCTATCTACAACCTCTGCATCTTTTAATGTACCAAATTGTTTTATGTCTTCAATCATTTGAGCACATTCTTCTGGTGTCATAAAATCATATATTTCTATTAGTGTGGGATTAAATATCCTATGAACGTGCGCTCTCATAAAAATCTCTCAATTCAGGGAAGGCTTCTAAAAAATTAGTACCTCTCCTTTTATCATGTTCAGTTACAAATTTAGCAAAGTCTTTTCTATGTAGTTTAAGTTCTTCGCCTTTAAATCTATTGTTGTAAATCCAGTTTACAGTTCGTTCAAACTTTTTATATTCTCCTATTGTAAACATATCACCACCAATAAAATTTTTCATATAGTCTAACTGTGATATCATATTATTTATTGTATAATCATCAGCAATCATCGCCGTTAGGTGTTCTGGTTGTACCATATGAGGTGTATCAATAGTCAACTGCCCAGGATATCTTCTTTTTAGATATGCTACCTTTGTTAGAAAATCCTCAAAGTGAGGTATAGATAAAAGACAATATGTAACCATCAATCCTACATTCAGGCCTGCTTCTAATACTTTGTATAAGTTCTTTTCAAAGTGCTGCATTTCTAATCCAAATCTAATCCACTCAGCTCTTTTGCCCCAATTATCTATACTTACATAAGTTTTATTCTTAGGATTATCTTTGACTAAATCTATGTACCTCTGCACACGCTTTTCTGTGACCATTAAGTTTGAATTAACATGGAAACCTAACCTTTCTCTCGGGTGTTCTTTGACATACTCCAGCAGTTTATATGTGTTTTTATCTAATAACGGCTCCCCACCTGTAACTCTTAATACGAATAAATGATTGTATGCCTGCGGAAACCATTTCCAAAACTTTGTGATATAAGGATTATCATCTACTGCTATAATATCATCTCTGCTATTGTACTGTGCTTTAGAAGGTCCATGTTCTAAATCGTATTCACCAAACTTATCTATTTCCTTTTGCCACATACTAGACTTAGCAGGAGTACAATAACTGCAGGACATTTGACATTTATTTGTAAAAGATATTTCTAAGTATCTTGGATACACATATTCTAATCCTGCTTCAACGGCAGTTTCTACCACATTGTTGGCATCTTGGAAAAATTGTACTGCTAATGTTTGCCTATCACTTACTAAACCTAAATCTTCTGCACTCCAACAATAAGAACATTCCTCTGGCCTTTCACCATTTAACATTCTCGCTCGTTGTTCTACTTTAAAAGGTGTGTTATGTAAATCAGATCCCAAAGGTATTTTATGTTGAGGACAATGATAGCATGAATGGTTCATGCCTTCTGCTAGATGCATTTCTTGATGATACCATTTGAGGACACAAAATCCAGGACCAATAGCATCCTGTTTTGTCTTAATAAGTTCTAGGTATTCTAAGTCTTTATTTTGTCTTCTTTCCAATGTTATACTTCGGAATCAAATTCCATTCACCTTTCTCTTTAAAAGATATAATTTTTATCTGACTGAGCGGAGCCTGTTCGCCTAGTTCTCCTTTTACTTCAATCAGTCCCCAATCCGACAAGAGTTTAGCAACAGTATTTCTACGTTGTAAATCATTCTCTAAAAAATCTGCGTCCTTACCATCCAAAGCAAATAGTTCTTTGAAGTGTACGATAAAGTAACGTCCTTTCTTGTGTAGGATGTGGCATGATTGATAAAGAACTTTTTCTTTTTTAGACGCTACGCCGATTCGAGATAGGGTTTCCCTAACTTTTAAAAAGTCTTCGGGATCTTTTAATGAGACTTCGATGGGTGTATAACCTGGAAAGTCAATATTAAAGAAATTCTCTTGATCATTCATTTCAATATAGCCTGTTAATAATTACTGAACTATTTATACCTTCCCACCTTTTGATGTGGTTTGGTACAGCTTGATCCGATCAAGATCTGTTTCAGTTAATATAGACAACGCCTCTTTTGCCTTATTAAAAGAGTAACCAAAGAACTTTTGTACAGCTTCTATGTTCTCTTCTTCATTTTTCAGCCACTTATTATAGCGCTTAGACTTTCTCACAACCTCACGGAGAAAATCATATTGCATTTTGTTGTCTAAGTGTGGACGAGAATTCATTTCGTTACCAGCAATAACTGTATCTTTACCAAAACCCATAGCACGATTTACAATAAAAGGATTATATTCCTTTTCTGTTCTCTCATCTACTATTAGGTTTTCTTTTGTGAAGTTTATGCTGTTAGCAAAATCAAACGGAGAGATCTTTTTCAGTTTCTGTTGAAAGTCCTCTTCATTTATCTCCTCAATGGGGTCTCCAAACCCTTCTAGTATTCCATCGCTCATGTGAACTCCACATTAGCCATAATCTCAGTTAAACAGGCAGTAAGGTTGATCTCTTGATCTGCTACGAACGCCGCTTTGTACTGATAATCTGCTATGAGCAATACCAAGTGTGGAATACCCTTAACCTCAGGCAATAATGTGTCGTATATTTGTCTAAATACACCCTGAGGATCAGTGTCTACGTTATTGGCAACCCACTGCCTCATCTTCTTCCAGTCCTTCTCTCTAAGGCTCTCTATGAGGTTCTTAGCGTTAATTTCCTGGAAGTTACTTAATATACCCTCGTCTATAGAACCTGCCACAGAGTATCTCTGGAGTTCATTGATAACCCTACGGTAGTCTGGAAAGTATTTCATCAATAGCTCTGCTAGGACCTTCTCATTGTACGTCACACCTTCAGTATTTAAGATGTATGCCATACGTTCCATAAACAATTTAGCCATCTTAGGACGGTCCTTAGGCGCTATCTTAAAGTCTATGACAGTAGTTCTACTATGTAAGGGCTCTATAAGCCTATTAGCATAGTTACAAGTAAAGATGAATCTACAGTTCTCTGAGAACGTCTCTATGAACGCTCTAAGTGCTGGTTGTACACTATCACGATTCATATAGTCCGCCTCGTCTAGTATAACTACCTTTGTAGCACCCTCAAAGGAAACTGCTGATGCAAACTGCTTGATCTTGGTCCTGAGAGTGTCGATCTGACGACCCTCATCACTACCATTGATTACTATATAGTCACATCCTAACTCCTCACAGAGAGCACGCGCGAGCGTTGTCTTACCTGTCCCAGCAGTACCTGCTAGTAATAAGTTAGGGGCTTCCTTTTTAGATATAAACTGTTTGAATTGTTTTTTAACATCCTCAGGAAGGATACAATCATCTATACGCTTGGGCCTATATTTTTCAACCCATAAAAATTGTGCTGGTTCCATACTCACTCCTAATCATAATATAATTTAACCAACTTTTTTTGCTCCAAAATATCGTAAAAAATTTTGGCACAGAAAAAGGTTTTAGGAAATATTTTCCTTAATATCTGTCGAATCTGAGATATCAAGTTTAATATCTTTCCCTTCAAAAGGATTATTTCTAATCCATTCCATCACATTTTCGGGTGTACTAACAACATAAGGATCTTCCTCAAAGTTATCACCAAACCCTTCTTCAATAAAACTCTGTACGAGTTTGCCATCATCATAGATTGCAGCATATCTCCAACTCCTAACACCAAACTGTAGGTTGTCCTTACGAACATCCATACCAAGTTTAATTGTAAGTTGGGCGCTACCATCTGGAATAAGTTTTACATTTACCAATCCTTGATCCTTTGCCCACTCGTTCATAACAAAAGTATCGTTGACACTAATACAATAGATGTCATCAATACCCAAGTTTCTAAACAAATGATATTGAGTTTCAAACCCTGGTAGTTGTTTACTAGAACAAGTAGGTGTAAACGCACCAGGCAATCCAAATATAATTACTCTTTTACCTGTAAATAGGACATCGTTATCCATGTCCACAAATTTAGATACGCCTGAGGTTGTTTTAACCTGCTTGATTAGTTTAAAGGGTGGGATAGTATCTGCGATTTGCGCTGTTTCTGTAAAGACATGCTCTCCCATTATTCATCCTCCCCTGAATTGAAAGGATCTAATTCTCCCTTCATTACTTTTCTAACTAAATTAATTGCTGGGTTGGGTCTAGTAAAAATGTATTCTACTGTCTCGCCATCCAGATTAATTTCAACAATCCAGCCGTTAGTCGCTTCTCGGATTGTTACTTCTAATTTACTCTCGTCCATAGTTACTCCTATATATCTGAGGATCTTTCAAGTGCTAACCAATACTTACGGCCAGTCTTACTTTCAAGATACATAAATTTCTTTTTAGAGATAATAACTTTGTAAGTGTCAGGAATAACCTTGAAGTTTTCAATAGCAAGTCTCGCATCAAATGTAACGTCTGATGTTACAACATCTGTTCTGTATGCGTTAGACTTAGGTGTATTCGGATCGCCTACTTCTACTCTAATATTTTCACCATCACCTTTAATAGATAACATAGGTGCGCCTGTAATACCTGCAGCCTTAAGAATCATTTCAACGTTATCCTTGTTAAGTTCAAACTCAAAGAAGTTGTCTACTTCAATTGTTTTATCAGGAGCGCTAACAATGATGTTAGGATCTGCAAAGTAATATTCGAATCTAGAAGCGCCTTTAGATACGAGGAGTCTTTCTTCCTCGAATACTACATCAGGATCTTCTATTACGGTTAATAAAGATAGCAGGCTATTCAAATCATAGACTGCAAATTCTTGTGGAAAACTTTCCTCAATATCTGCACGTGCAAATATATTTTTACCTGTGCTAATTGTAGAAAGTGTACTACCTTCACGAACTAGAATGTTGGTGTTGATAGTAGCGAAGTTCTTGAGAACTTCAATTGTGTTTTTAGATAGTTTCATAATATAATTTTCTCCAAATATTATCCTACTATTATAGGATCTTTCATACTAAAAATCAAGTGGTAAGAGTACCGTTTTATGTAGTAAGTTCAGGTGATACTGAAGCAGCTTCCATTAAAGTTTGTACCGTACCGTCGTTGTTTTCTGATATCGACAATGTAATACCTGCCGATGCCATTGCTGCTGATAAGTCAGCTCTTAATGCGTTGTATCTACCATCTGCTACATCTGCTGCTTTGAACGCATCATAAGTTGCCTCATCTGCGCAAGTTTCTGTGACAGTTAATGTTAGTTCGTCCGATGATAAATCAAAAGAAACACTTATACCATTGTCTGCTTGGTATTGTCTTCTCCATTCCCAATAGTCACTACCTTCGCCATGGTCCTTAACTGATGTCCAAGCGGTGCTCGTATTAGGTCTGACGAATGTGCTAGTTTTAGAATATGCCATTAAATTCTCCTAAATTAACTTTTCTATACTCTTATTTATAATAATTTTGTCTTTTAATTTCTAAATACGGTGTTAATAAACCTGTCGTTATTAGCTCCTATCTCAGGATCAATAACAGGATAATTATAGGGACCATAGTTTTCATACGTTAATGATATCGAAGGAGCAGATGCGTTGATTGCCATGTCTGCTCTGTGTTCTGAATTACCATATTTAATACCATTGATCTCTGTCCAGCAATTAGAATAATAAGGCACTCTATTTTTAGCATAAGACATAATTGTTCCTGTACCATCAGATGCCATGAAGCCATGTCCTACACTAAAGGTTGGTTTCTCACCAGAGTCATCTCTTGCATGTGCTAACCCTAGTTGGTGTCCAATTTCATGTGCAAAAATATATTCAGTAGATGTATCTTGTTCAGGATCTACTGTGGCAATATCATTCTTAGTATAACAGGCAGTCAATCCTGCAGTCATACCTTCACCTTTCCATACCCAACCGGCACCACATACTTCCCAATCTTGTTCACTGTCTAACATGACGTGAATCATATCTACTTCATACTTGTCTACTAACCAAGCTTTCTCATAGAAGGGAGAATACTGATCCCAATCTTTTAAATCATATGCTAGTTCAATATTTCCTAAACTATCATAGGTGTTTTTAATATCAACAGGCTCTACAAAAGCAGTCTCAATATGAATATCAATACCGTTGATTTTAAATATTTCGTTCAGTTGTTTTACATAACCAAACACTCTACGCCTTTCCATTCTATCATCCATGTAGATGCCCAGACGTATTGTATTAATACCTGGGCGATATACTAGATCAAAATTGCGATAGTTGGAGTCCATACCATGGCATGATTTGTAGTTAACCACATTACATTCAACATAATCGGCTTCTACAAAGTCCATTAGTCTTCATCCAAATAGTGTTTTACGGTACTTTTATCATGCTCATTTAGTGCAATAATTGCATAGTGTAGAACCTTTTGTAGATCCTTTCTATGGTCCTCGGCAACACCTTTTTTGCCATACCTTTGTGCATATTTTAAAATGTTTCCTATTGCGAAACCAATACCGTGTCCACAATCACTGATAAATTCCGTTGATTGGAATTTATTTCTACTGTAATGACCACCATATGTTTCGTCGATATACGCCTGGAGCTCTTGAATAAGAGCTCCTTCGTTAAACTTGTAGTCTATTTTATTCTTCGCCAAGTTCTTCCTCCGCTTTTTCGTTATCAAGGATCTCATCGTCACCTTCATTAATCTGTACACTAGGATCAACTTTGGCATACAAGTCTATAAATGCTGCCTTAGTATCTTCATCGAACCTGTTGACACATAGTTCAATTGCCTTAGTTTTATCTGTAAACATTGCGTATGCGTTTACAATGTGCTCTAACCTACGAGTTGAGATCAGTTCATCAATTGCACCTTCGTAATATGTTTTACGAATTACATCTGACCAAGTAACCAAGTGCAGTGCGAAATCTTCGTCTACACAATTTGCCTTGTTCATTTTGTTTAGAACAATCTTCTTCTCGGTTGCTAAAGTAGGGTACTCCTGCTCCACGGTGATTGCAAACCTTTCTAGGAATGCCTCGTCGAGTATGTTGGCGCTAATAAATTTGCCATCATCAGAACCTCGACCTTTTGTGTTGGCTGTTGCAACAATGTTAAAGCCGGGAGCAGGAGTTACGGTTTCGCCAGTCTTCTTGTTGAAGTAGGGCTTACCTTCTAGAATAGCTTGTAAGCACATCAGCTTATTGGAACCTCTGTCTACTTCATCAAGGATAAGAACAGCCCCGCGTTTCATCGCTGTGAGGACGGGCCCTTCTCTATACACGACGTTACCGTCAACTAGAGTATTGCCACCGATCAAATCATCTTCATCAGTTTCAATACTAATATTTACACGAACCGCCTCACGTTTCAGGTTCGCACATACTTGTTCTACCATTGTAGTTTTACCATTACCAGATAAACCGCTAATGAATATTGGGTAAAACATAGAACTTGTTAGAACTTTTTTCAAGTCCTTGAAGAAACCATATGGAACATAAGTCTCATCTTTGAATGGGACTAAGTTATCAACGGTTACATTCAGGATAGCCTGAGTCAATACCTCGGGGGCTGGAGCCTGGGATTGTACCTCCATAATTGGAGCCTTAGGGGCTGCCTTTGGAAGTTCAATTGCCTGTGCTGTTCCTCCGAACATTGCAGTCAAGTTATAGACACCTCTGTCTACTTTATAGTCTGGCTTGTTTACTAACCAGGCTGGGAAACCAACACCAATAGATTGGGCAGTTTCAATTATTTGTTTCCTAGTAAAAACACCTGTACCGTTATCACAGTCTTTAAGTGCTGCTACTAAGTTTTCTCTATCAATTGCTTTCATAATATTTCCTCACAAAATATAGTTAATTTTTTAGTTTATGTGTATATGATAGCACCTTTGGAACCTAAAGTCAACCTTTTTTTTGCATTCTTTTGCAATCATTTACGCTACTAACTCTATGATTTGGTTAACAAAAGTCCTAGATGTTTTCTTATCACCATTAAACTTCTTAAATCCTCGAAGTAAATCACCTCTTTTATTGGATTTAACTTCTAATTCTTTGTCCTCAATCTGTAGATCTCTTTGTCCTTTGATGAGCATAGTTGCATCCCATCCTGAGTCCTCTGTCAATAGACCGAACTTGTTTTTAAGTACATTTTTGTACCATTGTTCAAAGTGGACATAAGAATAGTTATCTGAACGTCTGTGATACTCATTCTCGAATTCTCTACGCTTAACTCCTACAATATGGAAGTTAAATGTTCTGGAACCTGTTACCTTTTTGTAGTAATCTACAAGGAATCTAGTTTCTGCTTCGTTACTGTAATAACTACCTTTTAACCTAGGACCTTCTACTGTGCTAGCACCTATACGTGCAACCAATTGCTTGCCGTATGTACGCTCTCGCTCAACATAATCGTCTTTTCTTTCTTTAAAGAAAGAAAGTTGGTCAGTTGCACCACCATCTGTTAAGAATATTGTTGAAAGTATCTCAACATTGTATTGCTTTTTAAATTGCGCTGCTATTTTAGGAGCGTATGCTAAACAATGGTTAAGTGGTGTACCTGAAAGTCTAAAGTATTCGTTCATAATGTAGATGTATTCATCATATGAACTACGCTCGTAACCTTTGATCATGCACATTAAGTATGCAAGTGCGTTATCCCATTGTGATTTCTTAGACTTAGAACTTAGCATATGGACAAGTTTGACATTGCCATAATCTACAAATTGTCCTACTTTAAAGTCATGAGTTTTAAATTTACCTTCTAGGGATTGTTCTCTTTTACCGTTGTCGCTAAAACCATACACATCAAAAGGGATACCAACTTTTCTACAGAACATACCAACGTTGATTGCTTGTTCTAATGTACCTTTCATATGATAGTGCATGCTACCTGATAAGTCAACGTACATAATTATACCGTGATTCTTACCGTTAGGAACAACCTGTGTCTGTTGGAACAAGTCCTCTGTCAGTTTGTATGCCCACAATTTGTCCTCATTCAACTTACCTGTTTTAGAAATACGTGCTTTCTTGAAACCTGTTGCTGCTTTTCTAAGTTCAAACTGTTGAGCCATTTGATTAATGATTGGCCTGTTCATTGCCTCATACTTACGACCCATCTCTAAGCCCCACTTTTTAAGTTCTTCAGGGGTAGTCTTGTATGGTTCGTAATATTGTTCACGAGTTACGCAGTTTTCCCAATTATATAGATCGTCCATTTGGACAATGACATCTTCTGGACCAGTAGGACCGTCTAAGTCTACATATAGTCTTTCTGCTGCATCCATATCAACAAGTTGAGTTTCGTTTTTTCTAAACGCTGCGTCTGTTTGAGAATGTTGACCGTCTTGATTGTGAAATTCTAAATCTTCTTTGACTTTCTCAATTTGTTCCTGTAAGTCGTCGATATCTTTTTGTTCTTCTTCGTGTTGCTGACGCTGTGCTTTTGCCTTTTCAACACGCTTTTCAACTTCTTCAGTAACTTCATCGCTGTAACGATCAAATTCGTAATCTTCTGGGACGTTACCGTCTTCGTCTTCGTGTTCTTCACGATCTTCTTTTTCCATTTGGTAACGTTGCTCCCAAGAATCCAACTCATTGTCCTCAGGATTTTCTGTTTGTGATTCTTGAGATTGTGCTAGTTGTTTCTGAAGATCATCTAGCATCTCTTGTAAATCGTTGCCTTCGTCAGCACGTTCCTCAGCTTCTTTCTTGGAAGTAACTGCTAGTTCTTGTGAAAGTTGTTTAACATCATCCCAAGTTTCTGCTTTTGCAATACGATCTATGAAAACTTGTTCTGTTTCTGAGAACTCTACACCTGCCATGTGGCCTAATTTGAAGTGTAAGTTAATTCTGTCTGCGAATGGGAAACTATTTACGTCACGACCTCTAATACCAAAAAAGTCTTTGTCGAATAATTCTTTGTAACCTTTGTAAAATGAGGAAGCTAAACCAGGATACTTTGCCTTAACCTTACGTTCAATACGTGCGTCTTCTATAATGTTGTAGAAGTGCTTAAGTTCAGGTGTATCACATACTGCGTCATGCCATCCTTCTTCAGGAGTAAAATGTGCATGTCCTACTTCGTGTCCAATAAACAAATCATATAGTTCATTAGACATTTTCTTAAATACTGGCAAATATAATGTACGTTCTTTTACATCAAATGCTGCAGTAGGCATTTTAGCATCGTGTACAACAGAAATATCTTCTGTTGCCAGTAACTTTGCTAATGTTGATTTTTGTTGTATCTCATTCACTACTAAAATTCCTCACTTTTTTAGTTTATGTGTATATGATAGCACCTATAGAAGCTAAAGTCAAGCACTTTATGCTAATCTTTTGAAATCTTTTCTTTATTTATTTCAATAACTTACGCGGTAGCTAAGAGAAAATTCACGTCCTCCTGCTGGATAATCGGGTAAAACCTCAAAATTATTGTCGAAAACATCGTTTATCGCGAACATTACTGTATGTCTAGGGGCAGGTTCTATACTCCAACGGATATCAAAGTTGTCTACATCGTCGATTTCTCTACCATCAAAGTCCTTTCCTTTATTAAGTTCTGAGATGTATGCAATCTCTCCTGTCCAAGTCATGCCACCTATAGTTCCTGCTGTCCAATATGAGATTTTAGTCATCCAATCAGGTACTCTAATTTTATCTGTTTGCGTATATACAGTAGAGAAAAAGATAGATCCTGTATCCATTAGCCATTGGTTCATATATTTAACACCATGAGCATCATAAGATCCTGTGTTCACATATTGATATGCTGACATATCAAATTCAATACCTTCGCTAAATTCATTATAAAATACTGAAAATTTATTCCAAGTTACCTCAGCACCTATGCCTTCTTCAGGTAATAAATTAGGATTAGCTGCTACCCAATCGTCACCATTTTCCTCATATAGATTAGGACGTCTGTAACTATTACCTACAGAAACTTTCACATCATCATTTTCGTATCCTACTCTAATAATCTCTGCGTCATCTTCGTATCTCAAACCTACTGAAACTCCTCTGTCGTCTGTCCAAGTAAACCATACAGAACCAATATCTCTATCTAATTCGTTGTATGTTTCTTTCTGTCCTGTGATTCCTACTTTCATACCATAGGCTTCGTAAACTGTTGCATCAAGATAAAATCTCTCTGTGTCTAATTCAAAACCTGTGTTATGTGTTGCTTCATTACCCATATAACCTAGAGTAACTTTATTGTTTCTTGCTGAGAAGAAAGTTTTCTCTCCGTCTTGTACACAATTATTAGGTGTTTCAGTCCAACAATTATCATAATCATAAGTGTAATCTGTAAATTCACCTCTAATAATCCAATCATTTACATCACCACCAAATTTTAAAGTTGTATTTTCATACCAATCTTCTTCTGTGTTATCACTCCTAGCAGAACCGTTTGTTCCTTTATAATGTATCAGTTGAAGTCCTTCAAGAGATGTAAAGAAGTATGCTTTATCATTAGCTCCTTTAATAATAGTTTCTCTTATTGATAAATCGTCATCAATAAGTACGACTCCTGCCATAGAACCACTACCAAATTGTACACTATTAGGTCCTGATATAAGTTTTGTATTTTGCCCTGAAATTAATTCTGTTCCAAAATCAAACCATCCAGAACTAGGATCATTTACAGGGACTCCGTTTTTATAAACGGCCGTGTGTTTCGTGTCTGTACCATTTAACATGATACCTTGAAATGCTCCAGGTCCTCCTGCAACATAACTCTTAGTAGGCATAATAGATTCCAATAAATTATCATCATATTCTGCATCTGCTCGTCCTTCAACGATGTATGCTCCTACTACAATTATTTCTTCTACATCATAATCTGGATTAGAAGCTGCTACCGTGGTAGATAGTGTGGTGAATAAAAACACCCATAATATATTTTTCATTACTTTCCTTGTTTTTGCAAAAGTCTTTTACGAGGTTTAGCTTTTGCGTTTTTCTTATTCCTTGCCTCGAGACGCTTTGTAACATCATCTGCTGATAACCAAAAGTCTCTGCCTTGCATCATTTCTTTTAGTTCTTCTGCTGATAAAAAGTCCTTATATACGTCTTTAAAAAGAGCCCGTGCCCATTTATCATCAGCCATAACTGATTCTAATTGTTCGTTCCCCTTTCCCCATGCTCCCGAACTGTATGTATGAAACATGAAATGCGAATGATCGCTTACTTCACATACATCGGAAACTAGAAATAAGAGAGTTGCTGCTGAGAAACACATACCTTCTACTGAAGCTACGACTGTTCCTTGAGACTCTCTTATACTACGCATCAATTGAATACATGAAAATATATTGCCACCATTACTATTGATGTGCAATACTATTACATCATTTTCACCTGATGACCTTAGTATTTGGTTCCAGTCTTGGTATTTTTCTGCTGTTTCTATCGGTCCTGATAGATACAGATCAAATATTCTAGCAACAGGACGTTCAAAAGCGTTGCCCTGTTGCTGTGGATTGTTTATTGGTTTAGTTGACTCGCTCATAAAATCTTGTTACCGCCTTAATTTTTTCAATTTGTTTATCAATAATAGCCGTTCTATTTGGCCAATGGATATATTCCTTTTCAGGATTCTTTTGTAAATTATATAGTAAAGGTAGTACAAGATCTTCTACATCGCGAAGTTTGCCTGCAACATCTGACTCAATAAGAGCCCTATGTTCATTCACCATATTTGAATTGTCCGCTTGGATAATCTTTGCTTCTAGTTGTGCAAGTTTATCTAGGACTTCGTCATTATTTAGAGCAGGTTGAGGCTGCTGTACATTATCACTTGGTTCATCTACAGCCGTGAAACCGAAATCAAAAGTATCGTCTGCCATGTTGTTCTCCTGTTCTTTTACTTATTTATGTTAGCTGCTTGTAGAGCTAAGTGTCTTTGGTGTTTTTTAAGTTTCTTGTTGAATGCTTTGATAGCACGTTCTAATTTGATCCGAGAAACTCTTTGTGTAAAATTAAAACCTAGCATGTGGTCGTATTCGTGTAATATAACTCTCGCTGTTACGTCCTCATAAGTTTCAATAATTTCTTCACCTTTGATGTCTGTATATTTAATGGAAACTTGTTTAGGGCGAGACACCATTAACCATAGTCCAGGGAAAGATAAACAACCTTCTTTCATTACTTCTGTTTCTTCACTAACACCTACAACCAATGGATTGAAAAATGTTTTAGTAAAGTCTGCGCCATCACCTATAACGAAAACTGATTTATCAATTCCTACTTGATTAGCAGAAAGTCCAACGCCTCCTAGTTTTTTCATAGCGTCTATAAGTTGTTCACTCAACTCTTCAGCATTGTCCAATTCAAAATCAAATGCACCAGGTGCACGTTTCAACATTTCTGAGTCTGGATCAATTAATTTTAATTCATCTAACTCTGTTGCTTCTGTTTCTGTTATTACTGCTTCTTCCATATTAACATCCTACGTCTGGAGTACCTGTATCACCTATGATGCCATCGTACCCTTTAAATCTATAAAATACTGTTATCTCTTCGCCTTTTTTAATGGGCTTTATTGCGTATAAAGTTCTGTCTCCCGCATCCGTTGTAATAAAACAATTAGGATTATCACTATGATTTATAAACCCTCCTAGAGGTGTTCTAATCCATTCGTGTCTGTCTCTGCTGTGTACTAAAACGTGCGTCTCACCAAATACTGTACCTGCATCAAAGGACTTTTCTGTATGTAGTCCTAGTCCATCTATTCTAGATGGTTTAATGGTTAAACCCTGTGGTAAGGGCCTATATGTTTCCATATTGAATTCCAATTAACCGCCACCAAGTACCTGTTGTAGTTCATTAAAGCCGCCAATTGCTTTTCCTTCTACAACAATCTGTGGGAACGTTCTCGCTCCAGGGAATTTTTCAAAAAACTCCTCTTCTGTATAATCCGCGTCTAAAAGATAATACTTGTAGTCACGTCCTTTTGATTCTGCTAATGCTTTTGCTGAATTGCAAAATGTACATCTAGTCTTTCCATAAATTTCTATCATTGTGTTTCCATTTCATTTTCTCTTTTCCTATTCTCAAGGACAGAGTAGTTTTGTCGTTTCTCAAATCTAATTACACTTCTAAATTTGTCAAACAGTTGGTCTCCTTTATGAGATATAACAAATACATTCGTATCTTCGCCTATTGTATTCAATAAGGACATAACATAGTCAGTACCGTTTACATCTAAAGAGCTATCAAACACCTCATCTAATAATAAAATGTTTGTGCTAGCGCTATTTTTCATTTTAGCAATTGTTCGCCATGTAAAAACTAGCGCGAGATCTATTCTTTGTTTTTCACCTTCAGAGAATGAAGAATAACTAAATTTATCCCTGTGTCTAGACTTAATTGTTTCTTTAAATGTTTCATCTAAATCAAATTGAACAAAAAAGTCCATAGCCTGTAGATATTTATTAACTAATTTATTAATGATAGGTAAATATTCCTTAATAATCTTAGTTTTTATACCAGAATCTTTTAACATAGCTCTGGCAACATTGTAATAATGTTCTTCTTGTGTAAGTTCTGTCTTTTGTTCTACTTTAGACAAAGTTGTTTTTGCTAGTTTCTTTAACTTTGCCTTTTCTTCTGTAATATTACCTACTTTTGTTTCAGTATCATTAAGCTCTAACTGTAGACGTTGGACAATTCTCTGATGAGTAATAATTTCATTGTTGGCATCCATTATCTTTTCATCAATATCAATTACTTTATCACATAAAATAGAAACTTCCTCATATTTTGTTTCTAAATCTTCTAGTGCTGATTTTATTTCTGTAAGTTTTTCTTTATCCTTTGAGGATAATTCGTTCTTGTGTTCGTGTGGTATGCCTTGCTGACAAGTAGGACATTCATCATTGTGCTCAAAGAATGCTAGTTGTTTTTCGTGTTGTTCAATTTGTCTGAGGAATCTGTCTCTGTACTTGTCGAGTTGGCTTTTTGTTTTTGAAACATCACCAAGCGCCGCCTTCTCCTCATGAAGGTCATTTGCCGTTTCCTGGTTTGTCTGGACCGCATCTTTTTCTTCCGTTAGTTGTTTAAGAATGTCATCGACTTTCGCTTGTTTATCAGTCTCTAATGTTTGTATATATTCCTCTTGAACTTTTGCTTTCTGCTTAGCTACTTCTATTTCACCTTCAATAACTCTTTGTTGGTTTTCAAGTTGTACATACTTAGTCTTTAGGACCTGATTCATAGATGAAAATATGCTAATGTCTAGTAAGTCCTCAATAATTTCACGTCGAGCACCTAAATGTAACTGCATAAACGGAGTAAATGATGTACTTCCTAGCATAACAATTTGTGTGAATGATTTGTAATTTAGTTTAAGAATATTTTCCTCAAGATACTTTTGCATATCTCTAATATTAGCATCGCTATCTAACTTCTCGCCATCTATTTCAATTTCAAATACTCTCGGTCCAAACCCTCGTCTAATCAAATAATTTTTACTTCCTATTTGAAAGTTAATCTCTGCCATCATGTTCTTGCCATTAATAGAATTGACAAGTTGAGGTATAGTTACACTTCTAAAGGGTTTGTTAAACAATGTATAAGTCAAAGCATCTAACAAAGTGGATTTCCCACTACCATTCTCACCTATAATAAGTGTACTAGGAGATCTTCCGAAGTCTATTTCTGTCCAAGCATTTCCTGTAGACAGAAAGTTTTTCCATCTGATATTTTTAAAATGTATCATACTGTGTCTTGTGCTTCTAAATAAAGCGTCTGCAATAAATTTTTAATTTTTTGTTTATCCAAGTCTGTTTCAACTACATCAACATATTCTTTTAGAAGTGTCATCGTATCTTCTAAGTTAATATCATCTCCTAATGCCTCATCTTCAAATTCTGAGAAGTCCTCAATAATTTTTAAATCTAATAAGTTATTAAGATATAATCTATCTACAAAGTTGTCGAATAGTTTGTAATCAGATTTTTTATTTACTATAAGCTTAACCACACCACCAATGATAGTAGTAAAATCGAAGTTCCTAATATCATTGACGCCCTCGAAAGTTGAATCGTCGTAATAAATTTTATGGAAGATTCTAAACGGGTTGTCATGATATTCCAAATCTCCTTTAACCGTGTCGAATACGGCGAATCCACGAGGGTCTCCATAGTCAGACCAAGTGATTTCGTAAGGGTTGCCCATGTATGTAATATTGCCTCTGCTATGACGATGGTGAAAGTGGCCAGAGACCACAAGATCATAACCAGTAAAAGTGTTAGGATCCATGCCATGAAGATTAGGCATTCCAGGAAGCATGTCATAACCGGCGAATTCGAAATGTCCGAATACAGTTCTTGCATCTGACTCTTCAATTTTGGCCATAGTCCTGTCATAATTTTCTCCACAAATCCAAGGTAAATATAATACCTTGTGTCTGTCCAACATTATTTCAGTTGGTTCTTCGTATAATGTTATATTATCATATTCTCCTAATAATAGATTAGGCGAATTAACATCATTTGTATTTTTAAAGTAAGTATCATGATTACCAGGTATCATATGTATTTCAATACCTAACTCTGCTGCCTTGCCAAAGAAATATCTTTTACAGGATTTTAGAGTGTTGAAGTTTATGTACTTACGCCTGTCAAATATATCACCTAAATGACATATTGTTTTTATTCCGTGTTCTTGTAAATACGGAAAGAAAAAATCTGTGTAAAACTGCTCGAAGTAAGCATCGAATTGTAAATTATCTTGTCTCGCACCGAAGTGCGTATCAGTTACTAGGGCAACTTTCATTTAGACTGCCCTATATATCGCTGAATTAGCCCCGTGTTCTCTTACTTCACATTGTGTTGCGTAACATCTGCCATTAGTTTTTTTACTTACTAAGTCACTGGCAAAGTGAAATGCTTGTTCTGCAAACTTTTCACAACCTACACCATTCATTACAACAACATCTGCTAGTCCTTTTTGTTCTAGTTCTAGAAAATCTTGTAGTGCAGGATCATCCTTTGCAACTGCAAATTTGTGGTCGAAATTGTCCTTCAACCATTGTTTTAGTTCTTTTAGTCCACCAAAATCTACAACCCAATTCTTGTCGTCTAAACTTTGGCATGCAAATTCAAAACTAAAGGACAAAGAATAACCATGTAGTAAACTGCAATGGCTATGTGTAGCATTAGGTTGTCTAAATACACAAGACAAACCTTCTTCGTGTCCATAAGTTTTTGTAGAATAATATTTAAATGTTTTCATATTCATTTTAACTCCTGATATAAGTTACTAGCAGAGAAATACTGCTGCGTTAATGATGCAGTGTTCTCTTCTGCTGCATTTCTCAATTCATTTGAATTAAAGTTTTCCATAATATATCGTATCCTATCTATTAGATATTGTTTGTTACTCTGATAATCTTCATAACTCAATGTCCATTCACTAGGATACAAAAACTCCGATTGATACATCTCACTATAAGATAATCTATTAGGAACAAGTGGATACCCACCCGCTAATAGTATTTCATAACATGATATACCTAATGTTTCTTGTAGATTAGCACTAAACACAATCTTTGCCTGTCCTAACAGTTTGTGATAGTCCTGTTTCTTCAAGTCATAATCTGCACAGTTAATAAATTCATATTCTGGGAGTTGTAAAGCTAAGTCCTCAAATATTTTTAACTGTTTTTCTGGTGCGTTTCTGTGAGGAAACAATATTAAGTTATCCTTTTCAACACCTATTGTATCATTTCTAATAACATTTTGTAGATATTCAAAAGGCCAACCTGTTCTTACAATTTTCTTTTGTAAATACTCCTGGCTATCAGGATCATTAAACATTTCCTGTGCAAATAAACTTATATGAAATTGGCTAGCAAAATAGTTTTTATCATACCCATCAAACATTGCATACTCTGAATGTCTAACCCAGGGCTTATCACCTATTTGCCTACCTAAAAAATCCTGTGGATCATAACTACCTGCGTGCCACAGACCATGTGTAGTAATTTTAATATTCTGCAAGTCTGCCATGTATTTTAAATTAATAATACCAGGGTGCCAGGCATCTGCAAATACAAAGTGGTCTCCATCTTTTATATCACCGTTCTTAAACAGTTGTGCAATCTTTTGGACTTGTTCTGCTTTGTATATGTTAGTCGCTGAGAAATCTAAGAATGTTCCTGACGAAACATCTTGTTCCTGATGTGTACCTTCAATAATTGTAACTGAAGTGTCGTTAGCGTCTGCAATTGCCTGGGGTAGTTCTGTTTTCCATTGTGCAGTGTAACGAGTTTCTACATATTCTAAATCAATTAAATAAATCATTATCTAGTATAGCCCCGTTTTCATCATCTTCATACACTTCTACACGAACTGCACGATTAGGATATTTGTTTTCAATATAATTTATAAGATTCTCTGCTATCATTTCACAGGACTGGTAGTCTAAATGTAAAACGTTCTTAGTAAAGAGTCTTTCTAGTTCACGCTTAAATTGTATGAACTCCACGTCTCTATCATTATGCGTAACACCGAGAGTTACATAAAAGTAAAACATATGACGGTGAGGGTATCCTAAAAATGAGACGTCGTCCCAGTTACCTGTCGCGTATTTAGGATCTTTATCTGCTCCTGGGAATTTGTGAATACCCTCTTTAGTAAATTTTACTTTTATGTACCTGTTCTTAACCATTGTGGTTCCTCTCTGTTTGTATATTTAGCAAAGTCCAATTTGTACATATTATAATACCTTCGATATGCAGATACAACATCATTTGGTATTTTTGCATCATCGGGCATTGCTTGTGGCATATTATGTACGTCTGCCATTGGCGCATAAGGAATATTTTTTGGTGGGTTACAAAGAATGCTTCTAAGTTTTGCCTCAGTCAAATGTAATTTGCCATACCTATGAGTATATTCTTTACAAAGTTTATACCACAAGTTATGCAAGTACATATAATTAGCATTACTTTCCCTTACCCATATACCACATGGATGATTGATGTGAGATGCTTTGTATAAGCCCCACTCTTTAACTTCATCGCCTTCAATACGCCAGCGTTTAATGTTTCTACCGTTAGCAGTTTTGTCCATGTACATTACACCGTCTAGTACACGATGTGCTGTGGACAATAATTGTGCGTATTCAATAACCATCTTAACAACGTGCTTATCACAATGTGATTCTACACATTTCTGTTGGTTCTCATGTAACATAAAGATATTCAAAATAGTTCCTCCAAATTAATTGGCGCTTCCTTCGCCACGGACATTGACTTCATCATACCTCCTAAGTATTGATTGTTCTCCCAATAGTCAAAGTCCTGTCTATTGTTTACATTATAGAGATTACGGAACTGTCCGTCAAGTTTCATTTTACCCGTAAACTTAATTAGGGTGTCTTTATCCAATAACATTGTTTCTAAATGTGACATGAAGTTTTTGATAGACATAAGTGTAAATGCCGTTCTTACATATATCCATTGATGTAAGTCGCCCCATTCTTCCTTAGCCTTGGTACTAGGTGTGTTCAACATCTTGTAAAATGTGTCAAGATCTACACCTAAATTGACTTCCTGTGTGCAATTATCGTACATTTCTCTATACAAATTACTCATTTGTCTGGAGAACTTAGTTGTACCTGTACCCATATAAAATAAACCTGTTTCTACAGCTCTACTATGTGTTGTAGAGTCATATGATATGTCTACATCTTTGTATAAACCATTCTGTGTGAATACCAAATAAGGCAACATACGTCTAATACTTCCTACTCCTAAGACGTGTAAGTGCATTTTATCTTGTGTCCAAACTTTTTCTATTTCACTAGCAATAAAAGCTCTTTTTACATCTTCTAATGGACCTGTTCCTAGTCCTGCTGCTCCCATTGCAATACCGCCTAATCTATCATGCCATTGTTCAGGTATTTCTGATAGTAAACATTCATACCAACGAAGATATGTATCAACACAATTACCTTGTAGAATAATAAAGGGTTTACAATTACTTTCTTCCTCATCAAATATTTCTAATTGCCTTTTAATGTTTCTACCTGTAGCTCTTGCCATCTCCTCATAGTTTTCAAAGTCAAAGAACCTTTGTTTTACATCATTACGTTCTGACCTTTCGCCTGTAAGTATTACAGGAATCTCATCAAAGCACATACCGATATCTCCAAACTGTGCCTGGTTTCGATATACTTTTTCTTTTAGTTCATCAGTTAAATCTAGTCCTTGTGTAACAACCTGAAGACCACCTGAGTCAACATGAACTTGGTGTATAGATTCTCTGTAAGATTTAAATCGTTCACCAAAGCCTGACTCTGTATGTCCGTTGTATAGCATGCTAAATTTGTGATGATGTTTGTCCTGTACTAATTTTTCTATCAGTGTTCTAACAATACCTGAATTAGTTTCATCATTAGCAATTTGTGGATTACTTAGGCGCATATAACTTGTGCCTGATACTACATATTCTAATTTTTTATTCATGATTTTAATATCTCTATAAGCATATTAGCTTCTGCTACTGCATCATCTAAAGCATTATGATTGTTTGCCTTAGGTAACTTTTTATTCAACACGTTCATTAATGTTCTTAAACAATAAATGTCCCAAAATTTCCAGGGGTAACGTTCCATTTCACTTTTGTTTTCATTCCAACCTGATAGTGTCATAGCATTTTCTAATATTACAACATCAAAGTTGGCACCATAGCCCCAAATAGGAATACTATCCCAACCATAAAACTTTTGAAACTTATCTAATGCCTCATCTAATGGAACAGGATCTTTTTGCCACGCCTGTCTAATATCTTTTGGTTGTTCTGCCCACCAATCTACTGTGCTTTTTTGTATATGTAATCCTGCTTCTTTACAAGTCATAGGATCTACGTTCACAAAAAACTCATCTACTATTTCTAAGTTTTCTATTCTCACAGCGCCAATAGAAACTATACACGCATTAGAGCGTGTGCTTAATGTTTCCAAATCAACGACTATATGAGGTTTATTAATGTCCATAATATAAAATTTTGTAATTTACTTTCTAGCAATCAAGTTCATAAACTCTGCTCTAAGTGCTGGGTCATCTTTGAACCCTCCACCTAGTTTACTTGTAATAGTAGACGAACCTACGTCTTCTACACCACGACTCTTTACGCAATAATGTTGAGCATCTATAACTACTGCAATATTATCTGTATCGAGAATGTATTGTAGTGCATAATATACTTGTTCTGTCAAACGTTCTTGTATTTGTGGTCTCTTGGCAAAGTATTCTACTATACGATTAAGTTTACTTAATCCTAAAACCTTTTTGTTTGGAATGTACGCCACAGTTCCTACGCCATCAATGACTACAAAATGATGTTCACAGTTGGATTGAACATTTATGTTACGTTCAACAACCATACTTTCATATTCCATTTTGTTTTCAACTGCTGTACATTTAGGAAACGCCTCGTAATCTAGACCCCAAAAGATCTCGTTAATATACATCTTAGCGACACGATTAGGTGTGTCCATAAGACTGTCATCAGATAAATCTAGTCCCATAACATTCATAATGTCAGTAAATTTATCTTTGATAATCTCAATCTTCTCTGTACGAGTAAGTCCATTATCTACTACGGGGGTTTCTACTCCACACTTGACTAAGTGTTCGTGAATTTTAAGACCCAATTCAGGGTCAGTTTTTGTCTTATTAAAAGCCATTTATTTTCTCCTTCCTAACACGGATATAGTTTTTAAAATTTGCAACCTTTGTGTTGCCTTATATTTATACATTCTGTTCATTCCCACGGAAAGTTTATCCATTGCTTTATTTGATATTGTGTATTATTATAGAGTCTTACTCCTTCAAAGTCAAGCTCCATGTCAACCATTTTGTTAAATAAAACAGCAAACTTAGCACCAGGAAATAATTCTCGGATACCAAAAATTGTTTTACCTGTATCACATATATCATCTATGAACAGACATTTATATTTATCAAGTTGTAATTCTATAAGTTTCTTCCTGTCTGTTCCGTTTCCGTCTCTTGTTTGCCACTCTAAACTTTGCATAGGAACCTTTGTTCTGTTGGATACCATTACTGCTGGTACCAGTCCTCCTCTTGCAATACCAACAATCATGTCAATATTTTGTTGTTTTACCAAATCACAAATGTGTTCTACTTGTTCGTCTATTGTATTCCAAGTTACGTCTATGTTCCCCATGCATTCCCGAATAAAGTAATATGCAACCTCGGACTAAACTTGTAACCTGTTTTCATACAAGCTTCAGCAACATCTTTTTCTGTTAAAGATTGCTGTTCCAATGTTGCGCCTTCTGGCATACAGTAAACTGAATCCAGAACAACACCAGCAGATTTATATTCATCAACAAATAAATCCACCTCTTCAAAATCTTCTATGTCTCTAACGACAAATTTATTATACAAATAGCTATTATTTACTTTGTTCATATCTAATAATGCCTCAGGGATAAGTGCGTCGAATTGTTCCTCGCCTGAAATAGATAATTTAGGAGATGTAGACCATGTAATATGTAAGTCTTTACCATCACCATTTAGATAATCAATAAATTGTTGTTGTAAATTCTGTGTACCATTTGTTTCGTAAGTTACATTTTTCAAACCTACTTCTTTACACATTTCTAATAATTCAGGCCACACTCTTTGCCAACCTAGCAATGGTTCACCACCTGTAATAACAAGATGTATATCTTCTGCCTCATCAAATTTACCATTAGGAAGTAAACTAACGATATGTTCAAACACCTCGTCTATTGTCTTTGTTAATTGTAAATGTTTGTATTTCATCGCCCAAGATGCTGAACTATCACATCCTATAGGAGTAACAGGAAGTTCCTCGATGCTTTTATATGCTATTTCGTTATCTTTATCTGCTCTAGGATCTGTCATGTAGGGCATTTCTTCTACAGGAATAAGTTTACCTCGTTCCTGACCAAAACCTCTACATTCAAAGTTGCAACCAAACACCCTTAGGAAAATACTAGGAACACCTACAAATCTTCCTTCACCTTGTACTGAATAAAATGCTTCGCTATATCTAAGTTTTGCCATGTTGAGTATTATATATGATTATAGAAGCTATAATCAAGAGTCAATTTAACCGTTTTGTTTTTTCTTAGCAGCCGCTTCTTCTGCTTTAATTTTTTCATCCAAATATTTTGGCCTACGCTTAGGCATCTTTTTGCCTTTGTTTGCCTCATTAGCCTTCTTCTCGTCTGCTTGAGCTTGGTCAATTATATTTTTCATATAAGTAACATACTCTGTACTTCCTTCGCCTTCTTCAAGAAGTTGCTCTATATCCAAACTTTGAATGTATTTGAACTTTGTTTCCATATGACGTTTCTCTTTCTGGATACGTCTAATGAAAGCATAGTATGTGATTTGTGTAAAGTACGCAAAAGGATTGTTAGATTTTTCAGGATCAAAGTTGTCCATATATGTAAGACAATTTTCAATACCATCTAGAATCATTTCATCTCTAAATGTATAATTTACAAAGTTTGCTTTATATGCCAAGTGATTTGCTATCTTAACAAAGCACTCACCAATATAATTAGGTACTTGCGGTCTGTCATCTCCACTATCTTCTGCTTCAATACGGATTTTTCTAAACTCTGTCATAGCTTGTAGAAATTCCTTATTGTTTATATAATGTGATGAATTTGGATCACGTCTTTTTGCCATAATATACTCCTAATGTATCTTTTTCTTTATGTGTGCGTCAGCGTATTCTGCTAATGTTTCTAAATCTATATCGTCCATTGGATCATAACCCATGTCAGCATTTGTTGGTAAATCTGCCGCTCTAGGTAATTCTTCGACATAAACATTTTCATTTAAATATGTGGCCTCTACTATATTTGTGTAACCTGCCTCATACTTTTGATCTAAACCTGTTATCGCTAACACATTAATTCTGTCTATTGTAAAAACTCCTGTGTCTGAGAATGCTATCCACGGACGTAAACTTAATTGTTCTCCTATAACTCCCCTAGTAATACTCATATGACTTACTATTTCAATAGGGTGTTCTATTTCGTAAACATCTACACCCTGAGTTACTCTTCCCACAACCGTGGAGCCGTCTATTAATTTTAGTACCGTTATCTCAGACATCTATTTTTACTAACTTATAATCGAAACCTTCTTCGTTATAAATTTTTACCCTTTCTATTAAGTGATTTAATGTATAATTTTTCTTGGACTTCCAGGATAAATCATCTCCTATATCAAATAATTTACATTGTACCTTTTGATCTCCTCTTCTAAGTCCTCTACCTATACTTTGTAGATTTCTTATCCTACTCTTTGTTGGAGATGCAAAGACAATATTATGTAGGTTCCTTATATTTATGCCTGTGGAAAATGTGCCGTATGATGCTATAATTATAGCGTCATCTTCTTTCTCAGTTATTGCACGTATCTCTTCTCTAACTTCTGTATCAGTTCCACCATAAACAAAGAATACTTTTCTGCCTTTTTTAACTGCTTTACTAATTATTTCATGTAAAACCTTGCCATGTTTCTCTACGTATTGAAATAAAACAAGTGTATTACCTTCCTGAGCTATCGTCAGATTTTTTATTATCTCGTTTCTCTTTGGATTTGTTACTATCCAATCTATCTCCTCCTGATATGTGGATTTGGTAATAAACTTGCGCTCTTCGTCCTTGCTGTAATTTAGTGTGCAACACACGATTTTTAGATCTGCTAATTGTTTGTCCTCCATTAACTTCTTGGTAGTTGTTACTTTATATACAGGGCCAAACACACCCTCTAATACTAATTTATGTGTCTGTGTTCCGTCTAATGTTCCTGTTGTTCCTATTCTATAAGGAGCATTAGTACATTTATTCATTAATGTTGTCAATGATTTCGATTTAAAATTGTGTGCTTCATCACCATAGATAACATCAAATTTTTCAAACCATTTTTTAGGAAACTTGTATATAGATTGCCATGTAGAAATAGTAATAGGATATTCATTAGATTTTTCTTTACCACCATATATTCTATGACAGTTTTCAGGAGCTTTCCACTCATCTGCTGTTGCGTAGTCCTGAAAGTCTCCATACATTTGCTCTACCAATGAAGTTGTTGGTACTACTATAAGCTGCCTGCGTCCTCTTGACTGATGGTATCTAATTAAACTGTAAATAATTAATGATTTACCACTAGCCGTAGGACTTAATAAAAGTGACCTAGTATTTTTTAGTGCATGTCGTATAGCATCTATTTGATAATCTCTTATTTGTATATCTTTACCGCCACTTTGTAACTTCAATAGTTTTGTAAACCCTGCAACGTCTACGTCTTCTCCTAAGTCCTCTATTTTTACATCAACATCATATTCTAATGTATTAGCAAAGTCAATTAAATACTTTAGCAGTCCAACATATAGTTCGTTGGTGTACATACTAAACAATCTAACCTTGCCGTCCCACATTCTATTCTTATACATAGGCATAAAGCGAGCGCCTGGCACTTCAAATGTAAAGAAGTCAGATAGTTCCTGAGCAATACCAGGATCTGTTTGTACTTTTAAATGTACTTCGTTCTTTTTACTTACAGAGATCACGCCAATCCTTTACGCTTATTTTTTGTCTTGTTGTTATAAGTTTATGATACGCATCCATTTCTGGTCTCATCATTTCATCGTCAATCATGTCATTAAGATTGACACCTGTTGTTAATGTTGTTCCTACTTTTACATCTCCTACATAATCTGAAAATTCTCCAAACATTATGTATTCAAAATTAACATCTTGTAATTGTTCACAGTAATTAGGAACCCACCATTCTGTTGCTTTTAAATGTTCTGCGTGTTTTTCCATTCTTTTAACGCTAAAATATCTATGTATAGGTTGCCTCAATACAGCGATACGTCTTAAGTTTGTTTCTTTCCACTCATCAAATGTACCTATGTGTGCGTCTGGAAATTCGTGTTGTAATTTTGTTGAACCTGAACGAGGTCCTGCTAATACAGCAAATTTATCTGTAAATATTGCCATTGGTAGAGGTCTTGGTTTATAGTAATCCATTTGTAAACTTAGTCCATTCTATTGCGTTTCTAATATCAAACCCTCTGCTACCAACTGCCTTAAGAATACTTTCACATTGTAGTAAACAAGTGTCTAAATACTCTACTTTGTCTGTTTGTTTTATTACATCTGGATCTGTGTCTAAATAATCATTCATCTGATTGTTAAGAGGCGCATTACCTAAATACTGTTCCCAACCCAATTCATTAAGTTGTCTTTGGTCCAATTCACCTCTATAATATTGCCACTTCAAACGTCTCAAAGACAACAATGTACTCTTAGCCTTTCTTGCCTGGAGTTTTAAAGTTGTTAAGTAATTAAGATATTTGGCATGGAGTTCTGGTTGTTTCGTAGAGTCACCACCTAAGTTAAGTTCGTCTAACTTACAATCCTTCTGCCATTCTTCTTGTAGATATTCAAGTGATATTTTCATAATATAGTATTATAGGACCTAGTAAAGTAAATGTCAAGTAGTTTATATACCAGAAGCCGTTGTAATTGTGTAGTCTTTGTACCTAAACATACCTACACCTGTCATATACTCTGTGCTTCCTGTATATATCTCAAAGTCTAACCCCTGTAAACTAACAGGAAACAAGTCTCTGAATGTAAACTGAACAATAGGGTTATTATTAGAATCCAATACAAATAAAGTAGCATCTGAGAATTGTCCCAATGCTTGTTGTTTTTTAGGATCTATATCAGGAAATCTATATTCCTGTTGAGTACCATAACTTGCGTACTGTTTATGGTCACTTGGAAACCCTAACCCAATTAACCAATCATATAGTTCCTTATAATTTGTCATGTCTTCTTGTATAAGGAACCTAATCATCAACGTACCAAACTGTAACTTGTCACCTGGTAAAGGGACATCTACAAGTGGTGTAGGTTGATCTGCTGGGGGCAAATTAATTTCTGGTATATTTGCCGCCTGACAAAAATAACTAACATTAGGGATATTATGTATTTGAAATTTAAATCCATTAGGTTTTAGATAATCCAACTCACCTGGATTATTTGCTGTGAATGAAGCTTCCGTAATGTTGTTAATATTTGTAAGTGTCATCTACCTTGTCCTCTGTATTTTTTATAACTTCTCTTTTTATGTTTGTTCATTGATGAAGTAGAACATTTTACACTTCTACCTCTCCCACCAACACCTTGTGATGATGCCTTTTTTGTTGCTCTGTGCGTTATTTTCGCCCACGTTCTCGCCATTATATACTCCTAAAACGATACGCTAACTCCACATCCGCAAGCAGATTGTTCAGCAGGATTTATAAATTCAAATCCTTCATTAAGTCCTTCCACTTTCCATGATATAATTGTCCCTGCTAAGTACATCTCAGACATTACATCCATCCATACTTTAAATTTTCCGAAATCAATTTCTATATCAGTTTCTGATGCTGGTCCATTAGCATAATTAAAAACATAAGAAAATCCTGCACAACCTCCGCCTGTCAATCCAAAGTGAATACCTTTAGAATTATTCTTTTCTAATCTTTCCATAACTTGTTGAAGTGCCTCATCTGTAAAGTCCACTAAAGGTGGTCTAGATGTAGCAATTAAACTGTTAGGGTCAAATTGACTAGCTTGCAATAGTTTCTCCCTCTCTAGGTTTAGCACCCATTTTTTCCATCCAAGTAGAGTTACGTCCTGCTTTCTTTTCTTCCCAATCTTCTATTGCTTTCTTAATACTATCCTCTGCTAATACAGAACAATGTATTTTGATTGGTGGTAAATCCAATGCAGTGGCAATGTCTTTATCTTTTATTTGTTTTGCTTCTTCTATTGTAAGTCCTGTTAGCATTTCAACGAACATACTAGAGCTAGCAATAGCACTACCACAGCCATAGGTTTTAAATTTAACATCTTCAATAACGTCAGTATCAGGATTTAATTTTAGATCTAACTTCATTACATCGCCACACGCTGGGGCGCCTGTAAGTCCTGTAGCTACATTAGGGTCTTTAGGATCAAAGCGTCCTACACCATGTGCAGCAGGATTGTTTGTTACTTCCTCAAATCTTTTTACTACTTCTTTCGAATATGCCATATTTCCTCCTTAGCAATAGTATTTATAATACTTTCTATCTAACCAGATGTCAATTAGGTAGACAACCAAAGGAATAAATAATTTTGTCCACAAAGGACAAGACACACACACAGGAGAAAAATATGTCAAATAATAGAAATGGCTTTGAAATTAGAGCCGATTTACTCAACCAAGCACAATGTATTTTAGAGCAAAATAGAAGCTTTAAACTAGATGCTTATCACAATAACGTTCAAAGAAGTTTGGAACAACGAGATGTTGCTTATCCAGATTTTCCAACAAGTTGTTTAGAACCTATTACTGCTAAGGAAGTAATAGCAGTAGCTAGGGAGCTGAACGCTTTCGTAAAAGAAACAGACTAACTGTTACTTTTCGACAATGTACTCTTTAGGTTCTGTATTAGTAGTTATACGGATGTCAACGTCCTTATCATTAGGCAAAGTAGCATCTAAATAAATTCTACCCGCACATCCTGTTGCTAGTAATACTCCTAAAAGTACAAGTGGTATGATATATAAGTTTTTCATTTATATTATATCCTAGGCAAAAAAGGGGGCTAAATCTAGCCCCCTTTACAATAAAAAAAGATCTAATTACATTAAGTTTGTAACTTTAACTGATCTGTAGTATTGGTTTCTGTCTGCTGTGAATGTGTCAGCATCAGTTGTACCGTCCGCTTGCATTACAAACGGGTTAGCAATCATGCCATACCTAGTTTTGAAACCAATTTTAGGTTGGAATGTGCTTGGGTCAATAGCCCTTACCATTTGTAGTGGAACGTATGGACAGTAGAAAATACCAGCGTCATATGGGCTAGTACCTTTATATCCAACAACGTAGAACTGGCTAGCAGCTCCTGTGTTTGCTGAATAAGGGTCAATGTAGACTCTGTAACGGCCGTTTAACACACCAGCGAATGTATTACCTGTGTCATCAACATTCAAGTTAGTTGATAATGCTGGGGCGTAATCAAGAACACCAGCCATCGCTAAAGCACTTGCAACATCTGATGAACAGATGATGAAGTTACCTTTACCACGCCTTGTGTCTTGTGCAATTACGTTAGCGTCTCTCTCAATGTTAAAGAGAAGACCCTTGAATCTTTCTACCGACCATCTACCGTTACTATCGACGTCTAAGTCGAATGTTCCAGCAGTTGCTGTGCTTGCAGATCCAGTCTTTGCGACTTTATAAATCGTTCTAATAACCTCACGGTTAATCTCAGCCAAAATTTCTTGAGAAAGAATGTTGCTGAGTTCTGATTCCGCATCTAAACCATGAACCGCTTTCAAGTCTTGAGCAAGTTCAACTGTGTATTCTGCTTTCAATGCTCTTGATTTAGCAGTAACAGTTGTTTTCTCAATAGAGAAAGCCATTTCGTTAAGTGTAGTTGAATCACCAAATCCTTCTGCAGTAGATGTGCTTACGCCAGTACCTGTTGTATAAGTACCGTCTACTGGGTTAGATCCAGCGTGTGTACCTGCGCCTGAGAAGTCTGTGTCTGCTTCGTTGAATAATGCCTCAGTTCCACTTTGTGAAGTGAAGTGTGACTTCATTGCGAAGATAAGACCAGTTGGTCCAGACATAGGTTGTACACCACATACGTCATATGCCATTAAGTTTGGCAACGCACGTCTAACTAACGAAATTAAAATAGGATCATAGTTATCAATGTTAGAACCAGTTTGGTTTGCGTGTGTAGCTTCGAAAAGGGCTTCCTTCTCCTCACGGAGAGCTTTTTCCTGGTTTTCGAGTACCACGGTAGTAACAGCCTTTCTATAAGGATCCTTGATATCATCAAGTTCAGGATGCTCTAGAACTGGTTGCCACTTTTTCTGTAGTTCTTCTGAAAGATACATTAGTTGCTCCTTTATTTACGTTTGTTATATGTTTAATAACCTAATTATTTATAAAAAAATTAACTTTTAACCTTGTCGAATTTAGCTGCTTTAGAAATGCTTTCGGCATATCTAGCCATAACAGTATTTTCAACTAAGGCTCCTTGGTCAACGCTATCATCTAGCTTATCGCCAGAAGTTTCCGCTTTCGCTTTAGGAAAATAATTTTCCTTAATAACGTTTAGTTTCTGAGCGTACTCCTCTTCGTCTCCGAATGTTACATCATTGACTAGAGTAGCAAACTTTTCAACCTCTGTCTCAGCTAGATCGCCAACCACGGAAGAGAATACTTTCTCTTTTTGCAGTTGCTCTTTTTCTTCGCTGATCGCTACTGACTTACCAATTTCTTCGTCTAACTTAGATTTTAGTTCGTCAATTTCTTGCTGTTGGTTAGCCAATACATCAACTTTCTCATCTGGAACGTCAATATAATGTTCAACGAAAACGTCTTTCATCCCTTTAATAAAGGACTCAGTGATTTCATTTCTTAAACCATTTTCAATAGCAAGCTCGTTTTCCTTCATCCACTGCTCAGTCACGTATGACAGATACTTGTCGACATTTTCAACGAGATTTTCTTTAGCTTCATCAAAAGCTTTGCTAGCTTCCTCAACAAGTTCGTTCTCAATGATCTCTACTTGTTGATTTACTCTAGCAACAACAACAGACTCAAAAAGTGAGGCTGCTTTTGTTTTAAATTCTTCGGAAAGATGCTCTTCATCTTCAAATAAATTAGCAATGTCATCCTCGAATAGTGTTTCTGCTTCCACTTCGTCTTCAGTTTCTACTTCTTCCTCAGTTTCTTCAGCTACTACTTCTTCGGACTCCTCCTCTCCTTCTTCTAACTCTTCAAGACCTTCGTCAACGTATTCGTCTTCAACGATAGCTTCTTCTTCAGTCTCTTCGACTTCATCTAAAACTTCTTGTTCGTCTTCCAACTCAACTTCGTCTTCTTCTTGGTGTACATTACCTTTAGAAGATGATTGATTAACAACGCTACTTGGGTCTGTACCGTCTGTGTAGTTAGGAGCCTGTCCAGCACCACTGTTTTGTGGACGTGGGGCTGAGCCAGCTTTTGCTGATGCTGCCTTTCCTACTTCGCTTGTTAATCCACCTTCAGGGTTGTTAGTACCACTTAGGTCTTGTTGTTCTGGGTTAGGATTTGAACTGCCTTGTAGGGGAGGGGTAGCATCACCTTGCTTTTTATCTAATGGACGATGTGCATCCGCAGAAGACGTCGGCTGCTGATTACCAGCAACTTCATCTATAACTTCTTCAGCAATTTGTTTGCCTTCTAGAAGTTCTCTGATTTTGGATTCTACTCCCATTTTTCTCTCCTTTTGTTTATTAGGATTATTTTAAATAATAAAACATCAATATTATTTATATTTATACAGTTTTCTGTTAAATTTCAGACAGTTTAGACAGGAATTTGCTAAATTGAGACATCTTTGCCTCTTCTAGCTCTTGGCTACTAGCACGTTTAATAACGCTCTGTGCCTCTTCTATGTCCTGTTCAGTCCATCTTCCGTTAACAAAAACCCATTCTTTACCCTCCATAATTCCTTGTACAAAGGCATCCGGAGCCGAAGGATCCGCAACAATATCTGCTGCAGTTGCTAACATGAAGTCATCTTGTACTTCATTTATGCCACCCTTCTCTTTTAACGAACCTAATCCTCTAGAGCTTACGCCTAGTTGAGCACCTTCGCTAATAAGTTCCTTAACAATACGGCCCATTGGGGTATCCATTATCTTAGCTCTACCAATATAATTAGAGCCGTCTTCTTTAAGACTTGTAATCATGTGGGAAACTCTGTCTAAATTAACTGTTGGACCGTCCGGGTGTCCTAATTCACCGTACGCTCTTTTAGTCTTGACTGCTTCTTCAACATATCTGTTGACTTCTCTCTGCATGACTTCTTTAGGATATATCCTGCCGTTCTTGTTTTTTAAATCTGATTGTAAAAATACACCTTCAATATATACATTAGGTTTCTTAGGGTCCTTACTCTCTTCTGTGAGGTATCGTATTTCCTCATTAAATTCTTTAATTAGTCTCATTATCCTAAGCTACCTCCGTTATATACATTACCTGCATCATTAGTGTCTAATGGTGCATCCTGGTGTTGTTGAGAACCAAATCCTGCTACTTTAGCTAAATCTAAAATAACAGTACCACCATCACCGCCGGCGATTACTACCTCGATGTCTGATGTGTTCTCAGAGTTATCGTTAAAACCGTACATATCTAAACTACCATTTTCTGCTAATTCATAAAGTACAACGGAGTTACGTTGCACCTTAGCACTAGCGCCGCTTGATAGTGTCCAATGTAATCCTTTAATATTTACTGTTGGGCTGCTAGCTGTCTCGGTAGATTTCTTTAGTGTTACATCTAAGTCGATTGTCCCTGTAGCAGCAGTACCCCTAACACTCACCACGCCTTGGACTTGCGTTAATTTGAGATTGTTTACTGTTACTGCCATTTTGGTTTTCCTTTAAAAATTAGTATGATTTTTTAGCTTTTTTATGTGATCCGTGAGATCCTTCTTCAAGTACCTCAACATTAGGGTCATCCACTTCAACTTGTTCGATACCATGTTCGAACATTACTTTATACCAAGACACGTTACCTTGTTCATCAGGTTCAGCGTGTTCTCCAAAAATAGGTGTTCCTTCGTTCCACTCCTTGTGGAAAATTTTAGTTGCACACATATGATCATCTTTTGGAAGTGATCCTTTTGCAACTCCATCTACAGGAGCTTCAGTTACGTTTTCAACACCTTCTCTAAATTGCTTGAAAGTTTTCATTAGTTTTCCTCGTTATCTTGTTTGTCTACTGGCACTCCGGTTTCTGTGTCAACGTCGACGACTGCGTCCTCGAGACTGTCACCTACAGGCTCTTGATCAGGGACAAGTCCCATTTTCTCAAACTCACCTATATCAGCACCTTCTTTGCCAGCAATTTGATTACCAAATGTAGAAGCTGCCTGCTGTTGTTTCAAATTATCTAATGCCTCGCCAGTGCGTTGTTGCATTAGAGCGTTGAACTGATCTTGTGCATCAGCATTTTGTCCAGCGATAATATTATCTACTAGATCATTTACTGTTACGTCGTTTTGTTCTTCTGCCATATTATGCTCCTTCTTCAGGTCCTGGTACCGGGTTTCCTTCACCAGGTATACCATTATTTATATCCCCTCCACCGCCATCTGATTGTTGTTCAACAGCAGTAAGAGGACTCCATTGATACTGTCTTTGTAACTGAGGTTCTTTTAACAAGTCTGTTTCTATTGCCTCAATTTCTTCATCAGTAAGGCTCAATACATTTTTCTGTATCCAGCGCTTACTAAAAAATGTTCCTATATATGCGGATAATCCGTTTAATACTTCTACTCTACTTCTCAAAATCTCTTGTTCTTTAGATTCTGTGTAGTATGCATCAGTAGCAAACTCAAAAAAGATATCATCTTTAATGTTATCCCAATCTTCCATAGTAATAACATTCTTTAGTAAAAGCTGAGATTTGAGTAAATCCATAAACAGAACTGAGAATTTTCTTCTTAGTTTATCGATAAACTTTGTGAACTTCATCTCGTCTCTGTTTATCTCAGCTGCCCTACCAAAGTTAAGTCCAGCCTGTTGTTCTAAACGTGACATCGGAATGTTTAACGCTTGATACAATTTTTGTTGAAAATATTGTACATCTTCAATCTGCCCTAGGTTTTGTCCTGCTGGCAATGTATCAATGTTAGTTCCTGTCCCGCCTTCCCTTCTAGGTAACCAGAAGTCTTCCAACATAGACATAAACTTTTTATCATCACGTATCTCTCCTGTGTTAGCATCATAAACAAGTTTATTTCTATACCTGTCCATAATGTCTTTTAGATATTGTTCTGCCTTCATCTTTGGCAAGTTACCAACATCCACATAAAAAATACGTCTTTCAGGAGCCCTTGTAATCCTATAAATGACTACTGCGTTCTCCATCATACGAAGTTGGTTTGCAGGCCTAATGGCTTTGTGTAGATAAGAAAGTGCAATTTTCTTATCATGATCTACCAAACCGCTTGGCGCATATGCAATTGCATCCTTTACAATTTTTAAGCCCTGTTGGTTTTCAGGAGCTACATATGCACCGGGTTTTGTAGTAACACCTTTATCGTTATAGATGAAGTATTCTTCTACATCTTTAACGAACTGCACACCTGACGCATTCTTTTCCTTCTTAACTTCTCGAACACGTCTAATTTTTCTGGGATCAATATATCTTATATCTTTAATCCCCTCTTTAGGGTTATCCATATCGATAACCTTATGGAAATATATTTTGCCGTCTACGTACCATCTCTTGAAATAGTCTTGTGCCATATCTTGGATGGACATGAGAGCTTTTATTTCCTCGAACTCTCTGGATATACTTTTTCTAATAGAAGCGGACAATTCAACTTTATCTAAGTTAATTTCAACTGGACTTTCGTTTTCCAATTGAGCTATTCCCTCATTAATAATGTCTTCGATCGCTGTATCAACGTCTGCCATCATAGCTATATCACGATACCTTTTAATTAGTTCAGATTCAGTTTGACTAATGCCATCTAAATCTAAAT